GCCAGGTTAAAAAAAGATATAAAATTAATTTCAAGATCGCCACAGGGAATCAACATCTACGAGTTTAAATACATACACATGTCAGGCACATACCAAGGCGTGATGGCACAGGAAGTGCCGTGGGCGAGGGCAATGACCGACACAGGATTCTATGCAGTGGACTACAATAAAGTAGATGTAGAATTTAGGAGATTAAATTAGGATGGCATACGGAGATTCAGGAGCAGGAGACTTATCAAACAAGACAGTGACCTTCAAGGGTTTCAGTTCACGTGCGGACAAGCAGAACTTCAAACTGTATGACTTCGAGGTTGCCAAGCAGGATCTGATCAACAGGTTGAGCATACGTAAGGGCGAGCGGGTGGAGAATCCGGAATTTGGCACCATAATATACGATGCCATATTTGAACCGTTCACAGAGGCACTCAAAGACGCCATTGTTGAGGACATAACTGCAAATCTCAACGCAGATCCCAGGATAGCAACAGAAGAGATCCTGGTCACGGAAGCGGACAAGGGCATAGCCATACAGGCCACTATAACGTATGTTCCACTGAACATCACGGAGAAACTGAGATTCAACTTTGATGAGAACTCACTGTTGCGTCTATCTTAATACACGCACATTTCCTAACACATAAATATCGTTGTATATACTATGGCCACAACAGATAGACAGAACAGATTACTAGTAGCGGAAGATTGGAGAAAGATCTACCAGTCCTTCCAACAGGCTGATTTCAAATCATACGACTTCGAGACACTTAGAAGGACCATGGTGGCGTATCTGCGTGAAAACTACCCAGATGATTTCAATGATTTCGTTGAGAGTTCTGAGTACGTCGCTTTAATAGATCTAATTGCATACATATCACAGGCCCTAAGTTTCAGAGTTGATTTAAATGCTAGAGAAAATTTCCTTGAAACAGCGGAGAGAAGGAATTCAGTTCTCAGACTTGCTAGGCTGATCAACTACAACGCCAAGAGGAACCAACCAGCCACAGGCACGTTGAAGGTAGATTCGATATCTACGACACAGGATGTTGCAGACAGTTCAGGAACCAATCTAGCAAATTCAAATATTATTTGGAACGATAGTGCAAATTCAAATTACAGGGAACAATTCACGGCAATATTAAATGCGGCCAACCAGACGGGACAACTTTTTGGAAAACCAAGAGAGTCGGGAACCATAGGTGGCATAAGCACAGAAGTCTACACTTTAAGTTCTAACCAGCTGGACCTTCCAATATTTAAATTTTCAAAGTCGGTGGGAGGTATATCGAGAGGGTTCGAGATAGTGCCCAGCACAATAACAGATTCAGAATCGATCTACGAAGCATCACCGGTTCCTGGAACAGGCCTGACCTACACTTACAGATCAGACGGATCCGGAGACAGTTCGAACAACACAGGATTCTTCTTCCTGTTCAAGCAAGGGACTCTACAGCAGACAGACTTCACAGTGGACACGTCAGTGACCAACTACGTTAAATCGTTAGATGCCACGAACATCAACGACTCGGATGTTTGGCTTTACAAGTTAGACCAGTTCGGGCAGTTGTCGGAGTCTTGGACAAAGGTTCCATCACTATCAGGCAACAACGCAATTTACAATTCACTTTCCAAAGCGGAGAGGAACATCTTCAATGTGGTGACTAAAAATAACGATGCCGTTGACTTTGTGTTTGGTGATGGTAACTTCTCCAACATACCGTTGGGCAGTTTCAGGACGTACTACAGGATCAGTGACAACGACAAGTATGCGATACAGTCTTCGGACATGCAGAACGTACAGTTGACAGTTCCTTACACGGATGCCAATGGCGCACAACAGTCTCTGACCATGAGCATGAGTTTGAAAGCAAGTGTTTACAATGCGGCGGCAACGGAATCCAATAATTCAATCAAGGAGAAAGCACCACAGGTATACTATTCACAGAACAGGATGATCACAGCGGAAGACTACCAAGTTGTGCCCCTTTCTGCTTCGCAAGAAATTGTGAAAGTCAGATCTGTCAACAGATCCGCATCAGGCATATCGAGAGCAAAAGAGATTCTAGATCCAACTGGTGCATACTCGAACGTCAGCGTGTTCGCGGAAGACGGCATACTGTACAGGGAAGAGTCAACACAACAGTTCACATTCACGTTCAACAACCGTAGCGACATACAGTCGACCATAGATACATCTGTTGAAGCAAAATTGAAAGAGGCATACGCAAGGCAGTTCTACTATCTAAAATATGCTACCAAGTCTACTAGCACATTGTCTGCCACGTGGAATTCCACGACAACATCAACCAACACCAACACAGGTTACTTCACATCAGGTGGTGCATTGGTTACAGGAGATTTCGCAACGTCGAACATGAAGTTCGCCAAGGCAGGAGCATTGATCAAGTTCACTTCTCCAGACACTAGGAAATTCTTGAACGGCACATTGGTCACTTCGGGTACTGACAACGCAGAGGACAGGTCATGGGCCAAGATAGGTGCAGTGGTCGGCGATGGAGCCAACGGCGGAACGGGTAATTTAGAATCAGGGGTTGGACCAATAACACTCAGTAATATAGTCCCACAGGGATCGGTAATCAATTCAATCATTCCAAATTTCACAACGTCATTCTCAACAACCCTCGAAGCGGACTTGTTAGAGAGGATCGAGGCATACGAGGATTTTGGCCTGAGATACGATGTTGATTCTGAGACGTGGAAGGTGATCACATCGACTAACTTGTCAACAAGTGCAGTGTTTGATCTTGCTAATGCAGGGTCCACGACAAGCACGAATGCAGACACGAGTTGGTGGTTCAAGTTCACGAATAACGGGAACACTTACACAGTGCAGTACAGGAAACTGGACTACATTTTTGAATCTGCGTCACAGAACAAGTTCCACTATGATGTGGAAGAGAAGATTTACGACTACACCACAGGAAAAACGGTCAAGGACACAGTGAAACTACTAAAGACCAACAGTGTTGTTTCAACAGGCAACAGCGTAGGTTATCCTATAACTTGGCAGGTTGTGGACACAGTGACTGAAATAGATGGCTTCCAGGACAACAGGAAAGTCAAAGTTGGATTTTACGATGATGACGACGACGGTGTTGTTGACAACCCAGATATATTTGACATCATAATTGAACCTACTCTCTCAGAATCGACAAAATTTGTTTTCTACGAAAAATACACATCTTATGATAATATTGAAAGATACAGACCATACGCATCATCTAACTTCATTGTAGCAGAGAACGAAACAGACATTAACCTGAACTCGGCAAGTTACACAGATGAACAGTTATTTTACTTCTATGCATCTGATGAGGATGTTATTAAAAAATACAATTTAACTACAAATACACTTACTACCACCACTGACTACATAGCAAGGAAAGGTAGGAGTTCTTTATCATTCCAATACAAACATCATGCAGGGCAGGAGACAAGGATAGATCCCAGTGTGTCTAACCTCGTTGATGTGTATCTATTAGAGAGGACGTATGACAACCTTTTCAGAATTTATCTACAAGACGGGGGTGTGAAGCCATCAACGTCAACAGCAGACCAGCTGAGGATAAACTACTCGGGTAAATTGAACCCGTTGAAATCATTATCGGACCAAATCATCTACCATCCAGTGAAATACAGAATACTGTTCGGTACAAATGCAGACGAAGACTTACAAGCAACGTTCAAAGTTGTTAAAAATACAAAAACAAACGTCACAGACGCAGTGATAAAGACAAGGACTATTGCCGCTATCAACGAATTCTTCGCATTGGACAACTGGGATTTCGGAGACACTTTTTACTTTACAGAATTAGCCGCTTACGTACACAATCAACTTGCTCCGGATTTACTGACAGTAGTGATTGTGCCAAACCAGTCAGGACAAGAATTTGGGTCTTTGTTCCAACTTAACTCAGCGACAGACGAAATTTTTATCAGTGGGGCCACCGTTGATGATGTGTCGATAATAACAGCACTTGGAGCCAACCAATTGGCGACATCCGGTACTGTGGTCACATCTACATCAACTGCCACGAACAGTACGACAACAGGATCAGCAGTGTCAGGCTCTACTACAACAGGTTCCGGGTCAAGCACCGGCAGTAGTGGGTCAGGATACTAATGGCAGACAATCCCACAAATTCATCAACCAACAATGAAGTAGTCAAGCAAGATAGCAACGAGTACAGACGAACTGTGCAACACCTACCTGCTTTCTACAGGACAGACACAAACCAACGTTTTCTATCAAGCACGATGGATCCTTTGGTTCAGCAAGGATCCCTTGAGAGATTGGATGGATACATTGGTAGGCAGGATGCCTACACCAGAAATGTCAACGACAGGTACCTTACAGCCACTAGCAGGGATAGATTTGCATACCAGCTGGAACCAGCAGTAACGTACACAGATAGAGATACTACTTCTGTTAATCCAGAGGACCAGGTCAAATTTACGGGGACGTACGACGACTACATAAATCAGATCAAATACCTAGGCGGAAACACAAACAACCACGACAGACTCAACAAGGAGACTGTATACAGTTGGAACCCTGCCATAGACTACGACAAGTTAGTAAACTACAGGGAGTACTACTGGATGCCAACAGGGCCTGGATCTATGGAAATAGATTCGGTTGGACCTTCGGCTGTAGTTGAATACAGTGTGAAAAATAATATTCAAAAAGCCTATGAGTTCACGCACAGGGAAAATGAAGATAATCCCATACTGACACTTTACAGGGGTAACACATACAAGTTCGAAGTAAACGCCAAAGGACATCCGTTATGGATAATGACAGAACCATACAAGAGCAAGTTGTCAGCAGACGGATCGACCTCAACTGTGTTTGATACAGGTGTTACAAATAACGGTACAGATTACGGCACAGTGACGTTCACAGTGCCCACGACTGGCGCACCCGACACTTTATATTACCAGTGTGGCAACCATGATGCCATGTATGGTATACTGCAGATCAGAAACGCCAGCAGTACAACTGCTATAAATGTTGAAGATGATATAATAGGAGTCAAGAATTTCAGTCTAAGGACTTTAGATCTCTCAAACGGCATGAAGATTAAATTTACTAATTCCTTAGTGCCAACTGCGTACCAGGACAAAGAATACTACGTAGAAGGTGTTGGCGAAGCCATTACATTGACCGATGTTGACGATCTTATAACACCGGGCAGTTACGCCACCGAAACAACGATACTGTATGACCAAGTAGGCTATGATTCCAGACCGTATGCCAAGGCATTCTATACACCAGACACTAAAGATTACATAACAATCAAAAGAGATTCACAGGATCGTAACGCATGGTCAAGATACAACAGATGGTTCCACAAGTCCATAATCGAGGAAACAGCAAGGGTCGGTGGTTTCACTCCAACGTTGAACGAGGATGGCAGGGCCAAGAGGCCAATTATAGAATTTGATTCAGGACTAGCATTATACAATCACGGATTGGTAGCCAAGAAATCGGTCACACTTTATGATACTGTGACAACAGACGCATTCAGTAATGTGGTTGGACAGACAGGTTACATAGTAGATGGTTTACCACTGGCGGATGGAATGAGGATTGTGTTCGCGGCGGACACTGACACAATAGTGAAGAACAAGATATATGACGTAAATTTCGTTACTGCAGGAGGTTCAACGCAGGTCATTAATTTGACCGAGGCCTCTGATGCCACACCAACAAGTAATGATTCCATATTCATCGAATTTGGTACAGCAAACCAAGGTAAAACATTCTACTATGACAGTGCAACGTCATCGTTTGTGGAAGCACAGCAAAAGACAGGAGTGAACCAACAGCCGTTGTTCGCCATGTTCAACAACGACCACACTGCGTTCGATGACACGACGACATACCCAAATTCAACTTTCGCAGGAGCCAAGGTTTTTGCTTTTGCCACATCAGACACGGCAACAACGGACACGGTGCTTGGTATAAAGGTCAAGTACAACACAGTCAACAATGTGGGAGACATAGTTTTCGAGTCAGATCACACGTCAGGGACATTCACTTACAAGAGTGGTACACAGACGCTGACCGTGAATCTAGCAGAGGGACACTTACACTACACCACAGGAAGGGGTACACACAATTCAAGAGGTGCCTGGATAAAAAGGACCACAGACAGTAAACAGCGTGTGACCAGGACGATGATAGTTGATGCCACAGAGAAACAGTTGTTTCCAATAGACTTCTACAAGAACTCAGCGGATCTAACAGATTTGGAATTATCAGTGTCGGTTAACGGAGCAAGGAAATCACTTACAACAGATTACACACTGAAAACAGGAACCAAGAACAGATACGTCAAGTTCAACAAGGTTTTGTCAATTAACGATCAGATCCGGATAGCTGGATACAGCAGTGCCGATAAGTTGGCCAACAAAGGAATTTACGAGATACCAGAGAATCTAGCAACCAACAGTCTCAATCAACAGTTGGGAACGTTTACTTTTGGACAGGTACTAAACCATGTCAGGGACATATTTGATAAGAACCAAGAAGTTACAGGCACAATACCGGGAGTTTCTAATCTGCGAGACAAACCAGATGCGAGATTGAAAGGCGGGACTATACATCAGCATGAAGGATCACTACTTCCTGCCATATTCAACCTAGTAGATCAAGACGCTAACTTCGTCGCATCTATTGACTATGCGGGGCAGGAGTATGAAAAATGGTACAACGCATTCCTCACACATGCTATAGGAACAGCATACGAGGGAGTGGCAACGGACAGGGTTGACGAGATAATATCAGCGATCACGCCAGGCAGGAACAGCACATTTCCATTCTTCTATGAGGACATGATAGGGTGGGGAGAGAACGTTTCAACTAGATCATACACAGTGATGGGTGCGTCACAGACGGACTACGCACTGGATTCACAACACGATATCACAACACCTAGCAACAGGGCAGTGTATGTGTATCTAAATGACGTGCAATTATTATTAGGGACAGAATACACATTCAGCACAACAGACGACAGTGTGAAGATCATTAAAACACTTGCCGAAGGTGACAAGATTACAATCAAGGATTACGCAGACACCACAGGCAGTTATATGCCACCATCACCTACAAAACTCGGCATGTATCCAAAGTTCACACCCGAAACATTCACGGACACAACATATCTCACAGACACAGCAATGATCCGGAAACACGACGGCTCGATCATAAAGGCGTATGGCGACGAACGTGACGCCCTTGTTTTGGAACTTGAAAAGAGGATCTACAACAACATAAAAGTAACTTACGATTCAACTTTGGTGGATTTACACGATGTGTTGCCTAGTGCTTTCACGTCAACGGAATATACACTACAGGAAGTTGACAATGCGATGGGTGCCGACTTCTACCAGTGGGCGGGTCGTAACAATGTACAGTACATCAACAACACTGTGTTCACAGAAGGATCACCTTTCACGTACAACTATGCAAGATCAACAGGCAGATTGATAGATGAGAACCTACCAGGATACTGGAGGGGAATTTACAAATATTTCTATGACACGGATGCTCCACATGTTAGACCATGGGAGATGTTGGGTCATTCAGAGAAACCCACAGATTGGGACGCGACCTACGGAACAGCACCATACACATCTGGCAACACTGTGCTATGGAATGCAATAGCGACAGAGCCCGGTAGATACGGAAAACCGGACATAGCGAGCTACATTCCCGTTGATGCATCGGGAAATCTTTTAGATCCACTAGCGGCAGGACTTGTGGACAACTTTGACATCCCGGGAAGACAGAACGCATGGAAGTTTGGCGATCAAGCACCGGCTGAGACAGCCTGGAGGAGATCGAGTGCTTATCCGTTCACTGCGACAAAGACATTGGCACTGTCCAAACCGGCAAAGTTCTTTTCGAACTTATTTGACCCGTCTAGATTATCAACGAACGTGGCAGGGAACCAAGTATATTCAGAGACAGGTATTAGGAAAACCCTAGCAACAGCGAAATATCATTTAGAGACGGAGACGAATCTATCAACAGGTGTTACAACTAGATACCAGACAGCGGGGTACCAACCTTTTGTGATCAACTACTTGATCTCGAGGAACATGGATCCCAAGGCCTTCTACTATGACAAGATGAAGAACCTAACAGTGCAGATGGCTTACAAGCTGGGAGGGTTCACAGACAAGGACAATTTAAAAATACTGACAGATTCAGTATCGCCTGGATCGACATCAGGATCAAAATTCATACCAGATGAGAACTACAAGATACTGTTCAGGACATCTAATCCTGTAGAAAGTTTTGAATATTCGGGCGTGTTGATTGAAAAAAATACAGATGTCAGCAGTGACGGATCCACTGTATTGGGCGGATACAAGGTGTTAGGGTACAGCACAGTCAAACCATATTTTAAGTTCAACTATCCGGTCAATACCACGACTACCAATGCAGTGTCGGTACAAGGGTCAACGGTGATCAAACAGTATGGAACATACCAAGAAATCACACAGACCATACCATATGGATATGTGTTCAACACAATACAGGACGTGGCAGACTTCTTGTTTGGGTACGGCCACTGGTTGGAAGGTCAAGGATTCCGATTCAACAAGTTCTCGACAGAACTAAAGGAAACACTGAACTGGGCAAACGCTGTCAAGGAGTTCTTGTTCTGGACTACGCAGGAATGGTCACCGGGATCAGCGATAACAGTTTCACCAGCCGCGGACGGCTTCGAATTAGACACCAACAACAGTATTGTGGGTAGACTTAGGAATCTAGCAGGTGACTACTCGATATTGGATTCAGGAGGCAGAAAAATTGACATCAGAGAGATATCGACCAAGCGTATAGGCAAGACGTTCGAGTTGGGGATCAAGTCTGACACGGTAGGGCTATACAACATTGCTTTGAACACAGTGCAGAAGGAACACATACTGTTGTTTGACAACAGCACAGTGTTCGCAGACATCATATATGATCCGTTGACGGGATTCAGACAACAGAGATTGAAAATAGTCGGATGGAAGACGGCAGGGTGGAACGGTGACTACTACGCACCGGGCTTTGTATTTGATGCCGCACAGGTCACATACTGGTTGGCCAACACAGACTACAGAATAGGCGACAGTGTGGAATACCAAGGCAAGTTCTACGTGTCAAAGACAAATCACAACTCGGGAGCAATTTTCGAAACTGCAAATTGGACGCTCAAGGACAATAAGCCAGCACCACAACTCATACCAAACTTCGAGTACAAGATCGCACAGTTCAACGATTTCTACGAGTTAGAAACCAACAACTTTGACGATTCACAACAACAACTCGCACAGAGATTGACCGGGTATCAAAGCAGAGATTATCTAGAAAACTTATTCGTCAACGACATTTCGCAGTACAAGTTCTACCAAGGATACATCAGGGAGAAAGGTACACAGAATGCTATAGACAAAATCCTTAAGGCCAAGTACGAAGGTGAAGATATTTCATTGGAATTGTATCCAGAATGGATGGTCAGGACTGGAAATTTTGGTAACATGGATGCTGTAGAGAACATACAGCTCGTGTTAAAGGATAATAAAATAACAGCAAACCCTCAGAGCATTGAACTGCTGGACACACCAACTGATACTGTTGAATACGCAAGGTCGGAGGCCATACTCAAGGATAATTTCTACTACAAACCAGTGGAGTACACGGCGGCAAACACATTCAGCAGATTAGACTACAGCAAGGAAGGGATCAGCAGGGATAACGCACAGGTTTTCAAGACAGCAGGGTATCCGCAATTGACTCAGGTGCAACACACCGCTTTCAACGTAGGAGAGATAATGAACCTTGACATGAACGCTATTACGACCAACGATTTAATCTGGATTGCCAACAAGAGCAACAGAGATTGGGACGTGTTGAGGATCACCAGTGCGGGCTTCAAGATAGTTAACCTACATTTGATAAACGATACAACGCAATTGGAGATAACTTTTACAGGCTCACATGGATTGACAGCAGGCTCGACGACAACACTGGCCGATTACTTTGCAATTTCAAACAGTGAAGAATCCACATTGAACGGTGTGTATCAAGTTTCTGCAACGCCGGACCACAAGACTGTGATCATAGACTACACAGGTAATGTTGCTTTCATACCAGCACTGGAAGATGGGTCAACAGCGGACAGTTACGGCAACATATACAAATTCATATCTGTGAGACTGGCATCCATGGACAATGCGAACGACATATTGAACTATAATGATTACACCGACAAGAATGATGCAATAGACCAGCCAGGAGACAAGGTGTTCGCTGATGCGGACAGTGCCGGTCTGTGGCATGTGTACGAGAAACAAGATCCATACACACAGGTATCGGTATTATCACCAGACGCCAGCACTGCTGAACAGGAGTTTGGACACAGGATCGTGGCACGTAACGACGGAAGGACCATAGTTACGTCAGCACCAGGAAAAGGACAGGGAGAGATACACTTCCTATTCAGATCAACAACAACGGCAGGCACAGCACTACAGACACAATTAACAGCCACAATGACTGATAACGACGACAACACCAGCAGACTGGGAGAGTCACTGTCGATTAGCACAGATGAGAATTTCGTTGTTGCAGGAGCACCGTACACTAACGCGATAGGGGGAGATGGAAGCACAAGATTTTTAAACTCAGGCCTACTTAAAATTTATGTTTGGAATCCAAGCACGTTCAAGTATGGTATACTGAATACAATAACACCACCGACAGACGGCTCTAGTTCGAACGAAGATCTTAACTTCGGGTGGGAACATAAGATATCAGAGCCAGGAGTCTCGTCTGTTAGGACAACAGCCGACAAGTATTTGTTTGTATCAGCACCAGGACACGATAGCGATACAGGTAGGGTGTACATGTACACTTGGGAAGTTGGCGCAGATGGTTCAACCTATGATACCTGGACACAGGACTACACAATAGAAGCACCGGACGGTGGATCAGGACAGAGATTTGGTCACAGAATACAGGCCAACGACAACGGCGACATATTAGCAGTCAGTTCACTTGCACCAGGCAATGCCGGTAAGGTAGAGATTTTCGTAAAGACATCGCAGAGCAATGACGGGAGCTCACAGAATTCATTCGCACTAGCACAGACACTTACTGGTGTATCCAGTGACGGATCTTCACTGAACACGGCGTTTGGTGATTCGATAGCAATGAGCAAGGACGGCACCACTCTTATGATAGGAGCACCGGGCGTGGATGACGGCAGTACCAACCAGATAGATGGTGGAGCAATCTACTACTACAAGTGGAATGCTGATGAGTCGACAAACACGTACACATTGCAACAGACTTTGAAATCACCGGAAATACAGAACAACATGAAATTTGGCACAAGCCTTGGTATCGATCACTCAGGCACTAGGGTAGTGATAGGTGCAGAGAACTTTGCCACTGCTAGAGAAATGAAGCTTGATTTGGGTGAGACCACTTTTGATCTGCAGGACACAACGTTCGGTGACCTAAACACAGGATCGGGAGGTGCTTTCACAGCCACTATGTACAACACCAAGTTTGTTATTGATGACAAATTGGTATCAGACAGTATGTCGGAGAACGATGACTTCGGTCGTGGTGTATGTATGATCAACAACACAGTAATGGTAGGAGCACCTAAAGATGATGGCAACACGGGTGTTACTGATGATGGTACACTTACTTGTTTTGACCTGACAGTCAACGGAGAGTACGCTTGGAACAACATAGTGACGGAAACAGCATTGATCGACATAGAGAAATTAGGAAAAGTTTTTGAATTTGATAACAAGAACAAACAGATTAGGGATCACTACGAGCTCTATGATCCTGTCAAGGGCAGGATACTAGGAATAGCTGACAGGGAGATCAACATAAAAACAACATGGGATCCTGCAACTTACAACACAGGCACAAATGCCAACACCAAGACACCATGGGCAGAGAATCATGTGGGTGAGATTTGGTGGGATTTATCAACGGTCAAGTGGTTATGGTACGAGCAAGACACACAGGAGTACAAAAACAACCACTGGGGACAGACTTTCCCGGGATCCAGCATAGACATCTACGAATGGACAGAATCGAGATTGCTACCAAGTGAATGGAATAATAGATCAGAAGGCGCAGGACGTACACGTATAATATCAGGGACAGCACTTTACGGAGATAATTCGCAGTACACGGTGACGCAGAGATACGATTCTAGATTAGACAGGTTGGTCAACTTCTATTACTATTGGGTCAAAGGCACGACAACCATGCCTGCCAACAGTGCGGTCATGAGGAAGAACACAGCGGCATATGTCGCTAATCTGATACAGAACCCTAGTGGGTTTGGCTTCAAATACTACTCGGTGACCGATACAAATAAATTAATGATTAACAATGTTAATAATCTAGTCAATGACAACATTGTTTTAAATGTGGACATACGTACAAACACGTTCGAGGGAGATTCTCACAGTGTATGGAAATTAGTCAGGGAAGGAGACGCCGATTACAGACCAGGAAATAACATAGAGACACGTTGGTGGGATTCGTTGATAGGTAAGAATAGCACAGGTGATCTTGTTCCAGACCCAGACCTACCACTGAACGAGAGATACGGTAACAGCACAAGACCTAGACAGAGTTGGTACGTGGACAGATACAAGGCCCTAGAAGAAATAATAGACTACGCTAACACGGTTTTGAAAAAGAACCAGTTAGTCGGACAGATAAAATTAACTAATCTGAATGACAGTGAACCAGAGCCAACAGCACAGAGCTTGGAGTGGGACGCTTCTGTGGACACGTATGCTGATCTGACTTACATCAACACAGCGGACATATCGGGCACTACGAACTATCTGGTCAAGTCGGACGAGACCGCCAACAACTACTGGGCGATATACAACTGGGATGGCACAGAATTCACTAGGACAAAATTACAGACTTACGACACTTCTGGTTACTGGAGTTACACAGACTGGTATGGCACAGATCCTGCTATTCATCAGATGATACACAATGAAAACACTCCTATTGACAAACAAGTGACTTATGAATACGAGCTAGACACACTGGATCTTGCCATAGGAAAACACGTTAAGGTCACTAGTGCGGACACAGGTGGATGGAAACTGTTTATGAAGACGGCAGATGGGTACATAAATGTTGGTACAGAAAACGGAACGATCAGATTATCTACTAAATTATATGATTACTCACAAGACGCCTCCGGTTTCGCAGGTGATGATAACTTTGATGACAACTTCTTTGACCAAGAACCAAGCACAGAGACCAGGAAGGTATTAACAGCACTGAGGGATGACTTGTTTATAAACGATCTCGCAGTAGAATACAATACCTTGTTCTTCACTGGATTGAGGAAAGTGCTTTCGGAACAGACATACGTGGATTGGCTGTTCAAAACATCATTCATAAACGCTAAGAATTCAGTCAGGAAACTAGATCAGAGAAAAACATACACAACAGGCACAGACAGTTGGATAGAGAGCTACATCAACGAGGTCAAGCCTTTCCACACAAAGCTGAGGGAGTACAAACTGGGGTACGACAAACTAGAGACACAGGATGGATTGTTCACTGATTTTGACAATCCAACATTCTACGATGCCACGACAGGAAAGATCAGATCATTGAATGTGAACAGTGATACGGCCAAACTAACAGAATACCCATACCAGTTGTGGTATGACTACCACAAGAAATACGTTTCGTCTATAACAGTCAGCAAAGGTGGATCCGGCTACACCACACCCCCAACGGTCACGATAGTGGGAGGAACAGCGGGTTTGACAGGTCCATTCCAGATACTGGCAACAAGCTCAAGTGGAGCGACATCAGGCAGTTATGGTTACTTCTATCCATTGTTCACCAGTGAGGAACAAGCAAAGATATACGATTCACAGAACGGTGGAGCAGGGACAACGAACAACTACACGTTCGATGGTCACACAGGTACCTTCTATGGACCAAGCACCAGCATCACAGCTCAGACAACAATTTCGGGTGCATTCAAGATGTACACAACACCGACTACTACTGCGGCGACTGCCACGGCAACGGTTGTTGGTGGCACAGTAACAAAAATAACTGTAACAGGTGCTGGTGCAAACTACACTTCAACACCTATGGTGGTATTGACGGGTGGTGCATCTGATGGATCAACTCCGTCTGACACTGCCAGAGCATACACGAACCTAGGCAATGATCTTGTTAGGGACATAAACACAACAATAAAATTTGATAGGGTTTCTAGCACATCGAGGGTAGTTGATTGGACAGCATTGACTAGCTATGCGTACAATGATCTGCTTAGGTACAAAAATCAGCTTTACAAAGTGACCAATGCCTTCACAGCAACCACAGTGTTTGATGACAACATAGGAAGTGTGTACAAAGTGTACGGAGATGAATCAGGATTAACATCCGCGGACAGGACCAAAGGTTTCTACACACCAGGTTCAGGAATGCCAGGCAATGAACTGTCACAGGTGATGTCAGGGGTTGACTACGGTGGAACAATGGTAACAGGATTATTATTCTCACAGGAACAAGGGTGGGACAAATCTGGTTGGTATGATTTCCCATGGGACAACTACGGGGACTCTAGAGTCAAGGCATTCAGGGCAGACGGGTCGACAGCGGCGTACACATTTGACATAGCACCTACAAGTAGTGAAGTGTATCAAGTGTATCTAACACAAGACGACAGTTCAAGGAAAAAACTATCAGACGTGATCAGAGGTGATGGGTCTACAGTGACTTTCACTGTAAGCGAAACACCAGAAGCAAACGCATTGGTAGAATTTATACCTTTCGATGACGACGGTGTGCTAACACCAACAGATGACAGGACACTGGACTCTATAGTGCAGGGCGGACTTTTTGGGTCAGCACTGGGACACGCACCGAGTGACATCATATTGGAAGGTGATGATTTTATATCACCAGACACTAGCTACGCACCAGAAGAGACAGTTCCAGGACAAATGTTTGACACACTAGACATAAAAGTTTACACATCTCCAGAATCAGGAGTACCGTTTATATCTGAGAAGAATCACAGAGTTGAAGGTTCCACAACAACATTCAGCATTGGTGACTATCCAGGTACATTGGGATCGGTAACAGTTTCTGTAAACGGTGTGGTTAAAAAATTAACAACGGACTACACGATCAATGTCGCTAATAAGACAATAACATTCGGCACTGCACCTGCAGAGTATTCAATTGTGTCAACAAAAGTTTTTGCAATAAGTGGAGAGAATTATAGGGTATTGGACCAGTACACAGGAGACGGAAGCACAGTTACGTTCACAACCTCGACGAGGGGTGAATTCAATTTAGATTCAACTGTGTCTGACATGTACATAACAGTTGATGGTGTGCCAACAACAGCATTCTCGACTACAACAACTGCTAATACGGTGACAGTAACATTCAACTCTGCTCCGGCGGCAGATGCATTTGTACAGATCGCAGGGTTCAACAAATCTGCATCAAGCACACGGAGTTTTGCTAGTATTAGGAATCAAGCAATAACATATGATGGTAGCACAGACAGATACACTCTAACTTACCCACCTGGATCTATAGGACCGTTCTCAGGACTGACGATGATAGAAGCAAATGGGAAAGTTCTAAGAGGTCCGGACATCAGTTACTATCTGGGAGACGGAACTACTGTTAGCTATGGCTTCAATCCACTGTCAACTGTTGGCTACGTAGCACACACGACAGATATATCAACAGACACGTCAGACACAATTACTATGACAGCGGACCTAGAGTTTGACTTCAAACGGTTAGGAGAGGATTCAACAATAGATCCTATAAAGGTCATTACGAGTGCTTCGCAGATACAGATACATGTGAATGGGGTACAGCAGATTCTGAATACCGACTACACGGTCGATCTAGGAAACGGAGTGAACACAGCTGACATATCAACACAGACAGCTGATTTATCAACAACAACAACAGATAGAGCAGGACAACCAGATCAGGTTATTTTTGTCACTGCACCGGCAAGCACAGACTTGATTGCTATAACAACATTGACAGGTTACCAGTACTACAATGAAGGGGCAGACATAATATTAGACCAAACACGGTTGGCATCGGATGGTCAGCCACTGACCGCAAACGACGTGTTATCAGTGACGACATTCAACAATGCACTTGGCATGAAACAGAGAAGAGAAGTTTTAGAAGGACAACCAGATAACGTGTTCCACTTGAGATTCAAGCCACTGAATGCCACGTACACCTACGTTTGGTTGAATGGTAAACAATTGATACAAAACTATGACTACACACTGAACGGTAACATAATCACGGTATTGAACACGACAATAACGGTGTCGGACAGACTGGACGTGCTGTACTTCGCATTGGATTCAGCGATAGGAGGCACAGGATTTAGGATATTCAAAGACATGTTGAACAGGACTTTCTACAAACGTATCAGTAAAACATCAACAACGGAATTGGTTGATGACTTGACCGATACAATAAAAACTTTACAAGTCAAGGATGGGACTGCATTACAAGAACCGGACGCATCAAACAACATGCCGGGCGTTGTCTTTGTAGACAAAGAAAGAATAGAATATTTTACCAAGAACGGAAACACGTTGGGACAACTAAAACGTGGAACACTTGGAACAGGAATTAAGGACCATAGCGATGGCACACTAGTGGTAGATGCCAGCGGAACTCAAACTATACCTTATGCAGACACAGTATACACTAACACCTTCACAGGTGATGGTAGTACGGCAGTGTTTGCACTATCACAAACCCCGGCTTCCGCTAGTGAGTTAGACATATTCATTGGTGGCCAACGATTGTTGCTTACTAGCGAGGACGGATCAACTATTAACTACTCTGTGTCAGGATCTGCAGTGACTTTAAGCACTTTTCCAGCATCGGGAACACAGGTTAAAATCTTACACAAGAGAGGACAGGTATGGTACACGGCATTAGATGGTAATCCAGCGGATGGCAAGGGATTACAGGCTTCTACTACTCAACAGGCTAAATTCATAGCTAACGAACCAACAAACTCACCTGAATAAATACACTAGATGACACAGAACGATAAACCCACAGAAGCAAAACAAGAAGACAAAAAGCCCCAGGATAACACAGGTGTTATGATGACGGGGCATATCAAGATTTCAGACCCAGAGACGGGTGAGGTTATCGTAGACAAGAGGAATGCGATACACTACGAGAACATGTCCCAGGCACTGGCCAATTCATTGGCAAACAAGAGCACGGGATTCGTACACGAGATAGCACTGGGTAACGGTGGTACTAGCGTGGACCCAACAGGCATAATCACATACCTTACTCCAAATTCAACAGGTACTAATGCCGCATTGTACAACCAAACTTATTACAAAGTGGTGGATGACAACTCTGCAACCAACAAAGACACCACAAGGAACAAGATGGAAGTCAGACACACGGCGGGCAACAAGTACACTGACATTGTTGTGACTTGCACCCTGGACTACGGTGAGCCTACAGGACAGGCGGCGTTCGACAACACGACGGATTTCAATGGTGATTATGTGTTTGATGAACTAGGATTGAAAAGCTGGGAAGGAACAGAGAACGGATCAACAAACAAACTGTTGACACACGTTATATTCCACCCGGTTCAGAAATCTCTAAACAGACTGATACAAATTGATTACACTTTAAGGATTCAGAGTTTAACAACATTCACTGAGACTAGTTCAACAGCACTGTCAACATCCAACACAGTGAGTGGAACGACATCAGGTAGTAACACAGGATACTAATGGCATACACGGTAAACAAAACCAATAGTGCGGCATCACCCAACCAGTACACAGTACAGGATGGAGTTTTAAACACACAGACTGACTTAAATTTTATTGGAAAAGGATACGCAGGTTACGGAGAAGTAATCGCAGAGAACTTCCTGCACTTGATGGAAAACTTTGCAAACACTTCAGCACCTACTAAACCTATCACAGGACAACTTTGGTGGGATAGCACAAACAATAAATTACAAGTATACAACGGAACTAGGTTTCAAACAGCGGGCGGAAGTGCACCATACCAATCTGAAGCACCCGACAATTTGGCCGCAGGAGATATTTGGATAGACTCAGACACAGGGCAGATGTATTACTACAGCGGAACAGCATCTGTATTGGTAGGACCACCCAGTTCTACAGGAACAACAAGCGGTTTCACATTTGATGCGATACTAGATTCAGCAGACGCAAGTCAGAACATTACGAAACTATTCAATGATGGGAATCTCATAGCGATCATATCTGAGGACACTTTCACACCAAAGACTACTTTATCAGGTTTCGCAACAATCAAGAAAGGTATCACACTGACAACTGCTATAGCTGATGTCAAGTTCCAAGGCACAGCAACAGATTCAGATGCACTGGGTGGAGTGACGGCGGCTAACTT